GTGCGGTCGGAAACCGCGTCATTCCTCAATTCCATCGCTAACACAGGATTTCCCATGCCACGACGCCAGCGCATTGACAGCACTGCGGCGGCGGTTGAAGTCGCTCGCGCTTCATCGGTCCCGGTGCATCCGCCTGCCCATGTCCCGCTTGATGGCCGCGACCTGCTCTTTTTTGCGTCGGTGATTGACGAGTTCGCCCGTTCGGAATGGTCGGCGCATCAGTTAGAACTGGCTGCGATGCTTGCCCGATGCATGGCCGATATGGAGCGGGAGCAGGCGGCATTGCGGACTGAGGGCTCGGTGATGGCGAGCGAGCGTGGAACGCCTGTTGTCAACCCGCGCAAGGCTGTGGTGCAAATGCACGCTGCCACGATCTTGAGCATCCGGCGTAGCTTGAGCCTTCACGCGCGCGCGCGCAACGGGGAGGCGCGGGATGTGGGCAAGCGGCGCGAGATGACCAAGCAGGTTGAGCGTGACATTGCTGACAGCGATGACGGGTTGCTGAACTGAGCATGACGCGCGGTGAACGGGTCATTGAGTTTATCGAGGGCTATCTTGTCGTCCCGGATGGCAGCCTAAGGGGTCAGCGTTTTCAGCTGCTGCCTTTTCAAAAACGGTTTATCCGTGACGTGTATGACAACCCTGCGGGGACGCGCCACGCAATTCTGAGCATTGGTCGTAAGAACGGCAAGACGGCGTTAATGGCCTGCCTTGTGTTAGCGCATGTATGCGGGCCGGAAGCGCAAGAGAACTCGCAGATTGAAAGCGGTGCTAGGTCAAGGGACCAAGCTGCAAAACTGTATAAATACGCGGCGGACATTGCGCGCATGTCGCCTAGCATTAGGCATCGGGTTACCTGCAAAGGCGGCACAAAGCAGATTGTCGGCAAAAAGAAAAATGTCACTTACACGGCGTTAGCGGCTGAGGCGACAAGCGCTCACGGCGGTTCTCCTGTGCTGGCGTTGCGTGATGAAGTCGGGCAAGTGAAAGGCCCGACTGACGACTTTTTTACGGCCATGGAAACTTCGCAAGGCGCGCATGATGCGCCTTTGTTGATCGACATTTCAACCCAGGCCCCGACTGACGGTGCGTTGCTGTCGATCATGATTGATGACGCCCTTTCTGGAAATGACCCTAAGATTGTCTGTCACTTGTATGCTGCGGATGAAGATGCGGACATTATGGACCGCGAGCAATGGGAGAAGGCTAACCCGGCGTTAGGCGTGTTTCGATCATTGGCTGACATGGAGGCATTAGCTCAAAAGGCCGAGCGGATGCCGACGAAAGAAAACGAGTTCCGCAACCTGTTTCTCAATCAGCGCGTCTCGGTCTTTTCGCCTTTCGTCAGCCGTCGCGTATGGGATGAAAACGCGGGCGCTCCGGGCGAGTTTGTCGGGCCGGTATGGGCCGGGCTGGACCTTTCGCAGACGACCGACCTGACCGCCTTTGTCCTGGTCGGCAAGAATGAGGCGGGGCAATGGGCGGTGCGGCCCCGGTTTTGGATGGCGGGCGATCTGGTCGGGGACTTGGCCAAGCGGGACCGCGCGCCTTATGAATTGTGGGCTCGGCAGGGTTATCTCTACACCCCGCCCGGCAAGTCAATCGACTATGGCGCGGTGGCGCGTGAGATTGGCGACATGGTGCGCGGGCTGGATCTGAAAGCGGTGTGTTTTGACCGCTGGCAGATTGCGGCGTTCAAGCGCCATTGCGAGCTTGAGGGAGTGAGCCTGCCGCTAGAGCCATGGGGGCAGGGCTGGGCGTCTATGTCGCCTGCTGTCTCGGCGCTTGAGGTGGAACTGTTGCACGGTCGGTTAGCGCATGGCGCGCACCCGGTGCTGGCGATGTGCGCGGCTAATGCGGTGGTGAAGCGCGACGAGGCGGGCAATCGGAAGCTGGACAAGGCGAAGTCAACCGGAAGGATCGACGGCATGGTGGCACTTGCGATGGCGATTGCCGCTGCGGCTGAAAACAAGGCCGAGGACGCGGCTTCTGAGCCGGTGGTTATGGTTTTCTGATGGCTGGCTTGATGGAACGTGTCCGGGAGTGGTTTTCCGCTCCAACTGAAGAAAAGGCGCTTGCCCCGTATGACATGGGCTTTTCGGCCATGCTTATGGGCTGGAACCGTGGCAGCAAGTCGAATGTGCCGGTTACGGTGGACACGGCGCTTCAGGTGTCGGCGGTTCTTGCTTGCGTTCGGGTTATTGCTGAAGGCTTGGCGCAAGTGCCGTGCAAGCTGGTGCAATATGATATTGAAGGCCATCGCCGCGAAGCGCGTGAGCATCCGCTGTGGCGGTTGCTTTATCGCCAGCCGAACTCCTGGCAGTCGAGTTTTGAGTTTCGGGAAACGGTGGGCTTTCACCTTGCCCTTTGCGGCAATGCCTTTGTCTATGTCGTTCGGGATCGGCGCGGTCGTCCTGAGGAGTTGCTGCCTTTTGCGCCTCAACAGGTTTCGGTCGAGCATGCCGATGATTTCTCGGTTCGCTATCGGCTGGTGACGCCACGGGGCCGGATGATGATGCTTCCGGCTGAGGATGTGTGGCACCTGAAAGGCGCTAGCTGGTCCAGCTTTGTCGGGCTTGACGTGCTGGCGATGGCTCGCAATGCGGTCGGCCTTTCAATCTCGGCTGAGGAATATGCAAGCGAACTGTTCGCTAACGGGGCGCGGCCTCAAGGCATTTTGACCACTGACGCGGATGTGAGCCCCGAGCGGTTGGCAGCGATCAAGGCGGCGTGGCAGGAAGCCAACAGCGGCACGGGCAACCGCTTCAAAACCGTTGCTATGACGAATGGCCTCAAGTGGCAGGCTATCAGCGGTGGCGCGCAAGATACGCAGATGATTGAGGCGCGGCGGTTTCAGATCGAAGAAATCGCGCGGGCGTTCCGGGTCAACCCGGTTATGATTATGCACCAGATGAACAACATGGCCTATGCCAGTGTTGAGCAGCTTCTCCTGGCTCATGATGTGCATACGCTTGGACCATGGTTTGAGCGGTTCGAGCAGTCGGCTGAGGTGTCGCTTTTGACGCGGGCGGAGATCGACGCTGGCTATCAGGTGGAACTTGTGGACCGCGCTTTAAACCGTAGCACGGCGAAAGAAAACGCTCAGACGCTGGCGATCCTGAAGCAAAACGGCGTCATTACGGGCAATGAAATGCGCGAGGCTGTTGGGCTTGCGCGCGTTGACGAGGCGACTTTGGAAAGTTTCGAGCCTGCGGCCTATCTTTACGGCCAGCAACCCACAACGGGGGAATAGCATGGAATACGGCGCGACCTTCCGCGAATACAAGTTCGCGGGCAATGATGAACGCACCTTTGAGGGCTATGGTGCAATGTTTGGCAATGTGGATAGCTACGGCGATGCTATCATGCCGGGCGCTTTTGCAAAGACGCTGGCAGCCCATGCGGCGGCGGGCACAAAGCCCCCCATGTTTCTTGACCATGGCTTTAGCGCGGCGGGCATGGTGATCGGCGTATGGGAGGCGCTTTCCGAGGACGGGCAAGGGCTGGTCGCAAAAGGGCGGTTGCTTGATACGGCGGCGGGCGAGGACACTTACAAGGCGATGAAGGCCGGGGCAATCAATGGGCTGTCTATCGGCTATCGGGCGATTGACTTTGAACTGCGGTCCAAGCCGGACGACCCGCGCCGAACGCTCAAGGCGGTTGACCTGTTGGAGGTTTCGGTTGTGGCGCTTCCCGCCAATCCCAAGGCACGGGTTCAGGCGGTGAAATCCATGTTGCCGGAAATCAAAACTGTGCGTGATTTCGAGGAGTTTCTGCGTGATTTCGCTGGCTTCTCGGATGCCCAGGCGAAGGCTGTTGCCTCGTCCGGGTTCAAGGCTTTCGATGCCAGCCGGGACGGTGGCGAAAGCGTCGATGAACTGGCGGAGCGCATCCGTCGGAATATCAACCTTTTGAAAGGACACTGACCCATGGATCAGGAAATCAAGGGCCTGCTTGAGAGGCAGGCGCAAGCATTTGAAGAGTTCAAGTCGAAGCACAGCGAACAGCTTGCCGAGGAAATCAAGAAGGGCACGGCTGATGTTGTCCGCAAGGAAGAGGTGGACCGCATCAATGCCAGCCTCACGGACCTTGGCGAAGAACTGAAGGCGGTGCGCCGGGCGCGGCTTTTCGCGGCTGATGCGATTGCCGAGACGGCGGATGAATACAAGTCGGCGCTGGCTGACTATATGCGCGACCCGCGTTCAGCGAATATCGAGTGGCGGCAGTCGGCGCAATACAAGAACCTGACGACCACGACCGGCGGCAAGGGCGGCTTTGCCGTTCCCGAGTTGATCGACAGCATTATCCAGGATCGCCTAAAGCTGATTTCGCCGGTTCGCTCCGTTGCCAATGTGGTGACGGTTTCGACGCCGGACTACAAGAAGTTGGTGAACATTCGCGGCACGGCTTCCGGCTGGGTCGGCGAGACGGCGACCCGCCCGAATACGGACAGCCCGACGCTGTTCGAGGTGGCGCCTCCGGTGGGTGAAATCTACGCCTTCCCCAAGGCAACGCAGACCATGCTTGAAGATGTGTTTTTCGACGCGGTGGGCTGGGTGACTTCCGAAATCGTGACGGAGTTTGCCAAGCAGGAGGGCATTGCCTTCATTAGCGGCAACGGCTCCAACCGGCCCAAGGGCTTTCTCGACGAGACCTTGAGCGTTTCGGGTGATGCGACCCGGACCTTCGGGCACCTTCAGATTGTGAAGACCGGCGTCAACGGCGGGTTCAAGAACACCACGACAACGGGCAACCCGGCTGATACGTTGATCGAGGTGGTCTATGCCATGGCCGCCCCGCATCGCGCGCAAGCCTCGTGGATGATGAACCGGCAGTCGTTGGAGTTTGTCCGCAAGTTCCGCAACGTCGATGGCGACTATGTGTGGCGCTACGGCATTGCCGAGGGCCAGCCTGATACGCTGCTGGGCTACCCGGTGATCGAGGCCGAGGACATGCCTGCGGTGGCGACGGGCAACAGCCCGATTGCTTTCGGCAACTGGTCGGCGGGCTACACCATTGTCGACCGGGTGGGGCTTTCGCTCTTGCAAGACCCTTACACGGACAAGCCTTATATCGGCTTCTATGCGCGCAAGCGGGTCGGCGGCAAGATCGTTGACAGCGACGCCATCAAGCTGGTGCAGACTGCCACCTAACGGGTGAGGGAATGGGCGGGGGTGCAAGCCTCCGCCCGTTTTCTTTCTGGTGAAAGGCTGTCTGTGAATACTGAAAACCTCAAGCTACTTGTGGCGACCCATACGCACGGCTCGGTTTTGCCTGGCTATGCGGTGTCCCTGGCACTGTTGTCGGCGCGGCTGGCGCAAGCCGGGGTGCCTTTTGCCCCGACACTGTTTCTTGACAGCGATGTGAGCCGGGGCCGGAATGAAGCGGCGGCGGCGGCGCTTGATGGCGGTTTCTCGCACCTGCTTTTCATTGATGGCGACATTGAGTTTCGGCCTGAGGCTGTCTTTCGGCTGTTGCGCGCGGGCAAGGATGTGTGCGGCGCGACCTATCGCCGGAAAACTGACGGCGAGGAGTATAATCACGAGTTTATCCCGCATCGGGACGGCTTTGTGCCTAGCTGCCCTGCCACGGGCCTGCTCAAGATCATGCGGCTTGGCACTGGCTTCATGATGATTTCAACAGATGCGCTTCGAAAGATGCGCGCGGCCATACCTGAAATTGCTTACAAGTCGCGGCGACCTGATGGCTCGTGGCGCAACATGTGGGCTTTCTTTGCCTTTGAGGTTCACGATACGGCAAACGGACGGGAAATCTTTAGCGAGGACTTCAACTTTTGCCGCCGCTGGACTGCGCTTGGCGGGGAAATCTGGCTCGATCCTGAAATCCAGTTGAAGCATTGGGGGCCGCAATCGTGGGATGGCGACCCGATGGCGCATCTCGGCCTTGAGCCTGTCGAGGCGGCGGCGTGAGGCAGTTGCTTGTCGGTTGCGGCAACAGCCGCGAGCGGCGGATAGTGGTGCAAGGGCGGCAGGATTGGGGGGAACTGGTCACGATTGACCATGACCCCGACTGCGGCGCTGATGTGTTGCACGACTTGGACGTGACGCCCTGGCCTTTTGGTGATGGCGTTTTCGATGAAGTGCATGCGTATGAGGTGCTTGAGCATTTAGGCCAGCAAGGCGATTGGCGCGCTTTCTTTCGGCACTTTGGGGAAATCTGGCGCGTTCTGAAGCCGGGCGGGCACCTTGCCGCAACGGTTCCTGACTGGCGTTCTGAATGGGCGTGGGGCGATCCTAGCCATACGCGGGTCATCGCGCCTGGAACGCTGCTTTTCCTTTCGCAGCGTGAATATGCTGCGCGTGTCGGGCGGACGCCCATGAGCGACTTTCGGCACCTGTGGAAAGCTGATTTCGACATTGTGGCCAGTCAAATTGAGGATGGCTGTCATGCGTTCATCTTGCGGGCGGTGAAGCCATGACTTTCCCGCTTTTCACGGGCCTAGTTGACGCCTGCCACCATTTGCGAGTCGAGCCCGGCGAGGACGACGCGATGGTGCTTTCGGCATTGCGCGCGGCGCAGGATCATGTCGAAACGGTCACGGCTTGCGCGCTAACGCCGCGCACCACGGTCGGCTTCGCGTATGAATGGCCTGCCGATGGCGAGCCGTTGGAGATTGTCAGCTTCCCGGTTTACGCCGTTCGGATTTTCTTCACGGACACGGGCGGCAACACGGTTCAGCTATCTGGCGGTTCGCTTCTGGTGCGCCAGCCGAGCGGCGGCAAGGGGACGCTGGGGGTTGGCACTTGGCCGCGCGATATGTGGCAGCCGGGTTCTGAAATCAGGATTGAGGTCGATTGCGGTTTTCCGGCTGGGCAGGTTCCCGGCCCGCTTCAAGAGGCGGTGTTTTTGCTCATGGGGCACTTTTACCGCAACCGGGAGGCTGTCGTTTCGCAATCGGGCGGGGCGGTGGCTGAGGTTCCGTTGGGCGTCAACGCGATGCTCAACAGTTTTCGCCAGATGTGGCTAGCGTAGGAGAGAGACGACATGGGTAAAGTTGTAGCTGACGCGGTTCTGGACGCTGCGCTTAATCAGATTGCGACCGCCAATCTCATGGTTGCGCTGCCTTCCGAGCCCGCTTCTTTCGCGGCGGCGCAATCGGCGAAGCTGGCTGAGGTGGCAATGACAAGCGGCGATTTCTCGATTTCCAATGGCACCGTCTCCGGGCGGCGCGTTGTGGTGGCGGGCAAGAGCGGCCTCACGGTCACGACTTCCGGCACGGCAAACCATATCGCGCTGCTTAACACGGCGACGAGCGCGCTGCTCTATGTCACCACGGCCCCGTCTGAGGTGCTGACTTCGGGCGGGACGCTCAACATCGCCTCCTGGCAAGCTGAGATTGCAGATCCTGTCTGATGCCTTACCGCGTCTTTCCGGGGCCTGACTGGCGTTCGCTTATTTCGCTGGTTGCTACGCTTGCGCCTGCGGCGGGTGTGAGCGGGCATGCGGCGAGCGAGCCTGCTTTGGCATTTGTGCCTGAGGCGGGCGCTTTTGCGCCTGCTAACGCGGTGCATGGGCATACGGCGACAAGCCCTGCGCTGGCGTTCACTCCCGCTATTGGCGTTCCCCTCCTGTCGATCAATGCCGATGGCGGGTTCGCTGTCTATGATGGCACCCCGCCTTCCAACCCGGTGCTGACGGCCTTCGACGTTCAATCGCCGGGCTTCGATGCGGCGGGCAATGCCATGACGCGGACATGGATCAACCGGATCACGGCGCGGACGCGGGTTCCCGGCACTTCGACGCTTTCGGCCTCCGGGGTGGCGCTCGAGTTGGCGGTTGCCAGCGATGCAGTGATCTCTGGCGTCACGAATAACAGCGCCGATCCGGTCCCGGCTCCGCTGGTGCATAACCTGCTCCATGATGGGCGCCTGCTGGGCGGCGGCGGCGGGCTCGACTGCCAATATGCGGTTTTCCACTATTATGGCGACAAGGGCGATGCACCGCGCCAGGTGGCGCGTGTTGGCGTTCGCCTGACGAACCTCGACACCCCCGCTTTGACCATCACGAAATGGACGACTGACGAGGTGCTGTTGCCCTCGCAGCCGGGCGATCAACATGCCCTCTTCGGTTATCGGGTGCAGTTCACGGAAAGCGAGCTTGACGCTCTCGGCAACGGACCGATCGCCCAGGACGTGATCGTGCAGCCGTGGATTGGCACGGCCTTCGACAGTGCCAGCTACACGGGCGACATCGGCAAGGGCTGCGCGCGGAAATATCATGTGCGCGACACCACGCGCGCGGCGGCCATCCCCTTCTGCCGGATCGACCCGGTGGGCGGGAACGATACGAACGGCGTGTGGGCGACTTCCGGCACCCCGGATGCGTTCCAGACGATTGCCGGTGCGCGGGCTTCCGCGAAAGTTTCAGCTATTCCAGCGGGGGCCTATCTGCCGGCGGGTGCGCTTGACGGGTGCGAGATCAGGCTGTTGGGCGGCGATTGTTCCATGGCCCCCGCTGCCTTCACGAATGCGCAGCGTGGTGCGGCGTTGCGGATTGTGCTAGATGCAACCGCTGACCCTGCCACCACGCGGCTGACGCTGGCGGCGGCGACCAGTTCACGGCTGAACGGCGCTGGCACGGGCATCCCTCGCCAACTGACGTGGATCGAAACGCCCTTCTTCCGCGCGGCAAATGTCCAGTTTTCCACGCTGACAGGAACACAGCATTTCTTCCGGTTCGGCGGCGGCCATGTCGTTGACATGAACGCCAGCATTACCGGATCGGCTGCTGGCACCGGCTTCCGCTTCGAGTTTGCAGGCGCGGTGCTGACCAATAACAGCGGCGCGACTTTTGCCAACCCAGGCCAGTTCCCCGGCCTTATCCGTGGCCTTTCCGGCACGATGCTGGCGAACAGCAACCTTCTGGCGACTTCGACCATCGCGGCTTCGCGTGTTGTCGGCCTGGGCGGCCTTGTCGGCCATAGCAACAATGCGACCGGTAGCGACTGGATGATCGTCAGCAGCAGCTTCCCGAACCGGGCAGCGGTGTTGCTGACGCTGGATGTCGCGGGCGTCACCTATTCCAACTTCGGCTGCGTGAATGTCGAATATGACTACGTGACTGCGGCGAACAATCCGAACGTGCGCGTGTCCTCGGACAGCTCGACGGCCAATATCCGCAACATGATCTGGGCTGGCGTTTCGAGCGGCGGGAAATCCAATCGCGGGCGCTACAACATGCTCTATTCCGACACGGGCGCGTCGGCGGAGCGGACGCTGCGCTGGTTGCGGATGTGGGGCGCGGTCGGCCCGCAGTGGAACACCAAGCACGATGATTTCAGCGCCAATGCGGCGAATGTCGGCCTGTGGCAGATGGAGTATGGCGTCGGCTGTCGCGGGATCGTTGGCGTCTATCGGAATGCCGATGTGGGTTCGCGGCAGTTCGGGCAGGATTATTGCCCGGACCTGTTCGAAGGAACCTCCGACACGACCGAGACGCTGCAAGCGTTGTCGGCCATGTTCACGAACTACACAAATGAGGACAACCCCGGTGCGGGTGACTATTATCCGCCTGTCGGCTCGTTCCTGCGTTCCAACACGTTCCCCCGCTTCGTTTCGCGCGATATTGCCGGTGCTGAGCGCAGCCTGACGGCGGACTGGCCGGGCGCGTGGGGGGCGAACAGGCCGTGAAAATCAGCGCCGGGCGTCTTGATGACCGCGTGACTTTTCTTGAACCGCAGGCGTCAACCGATGCTTTTGGCGGCCCGCTTGTGACCTATACGCCAGCGGGGACGCGCTGGGCTTCGCGGGTGCGGTATCAGCCTTCGGAGGTCGAGCGCGATCCGCAACGGCAAACGGTGGCGGCGGTCAACCTGCTCGTGCGGCTTGATGCTTTGGCGCGGCGCGTCACAACGAAATGGCGCGTCCTGTATGACGGCGAGGAGCTTGAAATTGCCGGGCTGGACCGTTCGTCGGCTGACGGTTCGCTGGTGGTTTCCGGGCGCTTGCCGACCGGGGGCGGCGCGTGAAGTTCAGCGTCGATGTCCAGGGCGCGGCTGAGTTGGAGCGCGCGCTTGCGGCCCTAGGGCCTGAGGCAACGCGCGTGGGGCGCATTGCGCTGCGAAAGCAGGCGAACGACTTGCGCGACAAGGTGCGCGCGGCGGCTCCTGTTGGTGAGGCGTCAACCGTGCGGCGGCGGACGACAAAGCGCGGGCTCGTGCGGATTGCCGACTATGGCCGGTTGCGGGACAACATTAAGACGCGCGAGGAGCGGGCGCGGGCTGATAACGCTGTCGTTATGGCGGTCACTACGGGAAATGCGTTTTGGGGGCGGTTCCTTGAGTTTGGAACGCGCAAGATGAGCGCGCGGCCTTTCTTTCGGCCTGTATGGGACAACGCCAAGCCGGGGATTGTGCAAGCTTTAACGCGGGCGCTCGGCGCGGGGATCGAACGCAAGGCAAGGCAACTGGCGCGGCGCGCTAGGGGGTAGCATGGCAGGCGAGGAGATTATTCACGCTCGGCTAACGGGCGCGGCCCCGCTTGTCTCGATTGTCGGCGGCGCAATCCATGGGGGCCGAGTGCCTCAAGGAACGCTTGCGCCTTTCGTGCAATATATCCGCGTCAGTGCGGCGGATGCTCATACGCTAGACGGGCTTACGAATATCAGGCGCGGGCGGTTCCAGGTCGATTGCTACGCAAACAGCTATTCGCAGGTGGTCGCCATGGCGCGGGCAGTTGCGG